GTCGTCTCTATCAGATACGTTAAAACCATTGTACAGCACTGCTTTTACAGCACCCATCTCATTCTTGTCCATTCTCTCTTAGCATCCTCTCGATGTTTTTAATTCCTGCGTCTGCTTCTTCTGCCACCACTGACTCCTCAATGAAGTCATCTAGTTCATCACTAGAGGCGTTGACAAAAAGGAATGCTGTATCTTGTACCACTTGGTAGGCTTCTTCTAAGTCACCATGGTCTATCATGTCGGATAGAACCTGTAGGAACTGAAATAAATCAAATGAGTATTTAGGTGTGACTCTTACATCCCATGTGAACTCAACGCCTACATGGTCTAGAAAGTCAAACAGGTCGGTGGTCTTGTAATCGCAATCTGCGGTCTCGCAGTTGACTACGCCATCCTTATCAGGAAACAACATCTACAACACTTCCAATCTTCTGTTGGAAATATTCTACACCATATTTTAAATACATGCTGTTTACATCGTCGCCATCAGGCATCTGTACTACGACTAGGTTTCCTAGTTCTTTAGCAAGATGCTTAGCAAAGTCAGTGCCAGCACTGTCGCCGTCAGCAAATAGAAATACTTTATCAAAGTCGGCAAGGAGACGCGTGTAGTGCTTCTTCCAGTTGTTGACTCCTGGGACACCCACCGCAGGTATGCCACAAGCAGTATCGAGTGTAATCGTGTCGATTTCACCCTCACAGATAGATATATATGAGGAGGCTTTGAAGAACGCACCAACGTTATAGAGATGGGTAGTCGCACCCGTAAGCCCCATATACTTCGGCTCCGATAAATCCATGGAACGGAATCTAAGGTCAACCACCCCTGAACGCGTGATGTACGGAATCGCAAGTCTGTTGACATAGTTCTCATGCCCCGTCAGTGGCTCTAGAACGACGCCCAATCGAGCGCGTGTTGCCTGCTCGAGAGTTATTCCCCGTTCTGCGAGATAGTCCTCCGCCTCGTGTAGAGCGCTGTGGTAGAACTTTGCCGCTTTGGTTAAAGATTCTCTCTGCGATATTGATTGCTTCACGGAATTCGACTCCTTCTTTCTGCATAATTATAGCATAACCATCACCCTTCATCTGACAGGCGAAGCAACAGAAAGCATTATCGTCTCTCGTTGCTGATGCAGATGCGTGACTATCACTATGGAATGGACACTTCATGCCAAACCAACCACGTCGAGTTGGAACATTAGCGCCATAGTATTCTAAGATTACTGCGATATCGGGTTTATCATACTTCATTTAATACCTCTAGCGCTTCCATAATTTCTTTTCCTAAGTCATATGGTACACGAGAACGTTCAGTGGCGTTGACTAATGCTTGAGTTCCTGATGAAGTGCCACGAGGAGAGGCTACGTGACACGATGAGCCATTGTTACATGGTTGCCTTGGCGTCCACCCTGAAAGGTTTCCCCAAAGGTCTGTAGGCTTCATACGGGTGTCACCATACTGGCAGTAGGTCACGGTTCTGCGGATGTAATCCTGCATGAGTGGCAGTATCCTGAGCATACCTCTAGGATTTTCTAGCAACCAACCAAACTTAGGGTCTAACTCTTTAATCAAATTTAATGTATGTTGTACTAACTCCATGCCTTTAGTGGCAGAATCAGTCTTAGGGAAGGCTAGTTTGTCTACCTTTTCCCAGTGCTTTGTCATAGATGCAACAGAGAATGCAGTGCAGGGTGGTGATGCCCAGATGAAATCAGGACGACCATACTTAGCAATCAGGTCTTCTGCTTTAAGATTTAGAATGTTTACATGCTGGGTAGCAACGAAGTTGCCATCAATCTCAAATGATATAACTGTATGCCCAGCATCTTTAAATGCCTGTGTTGAACTACCTGTGCCTGAGAATAAATCATAAATAATCATTTGCTACCCCTCATAATTACTAATGAACTAGAAAATGGAGCATCCTTCTTGGTGTTTCCAAACTTTATTCTTCCTCTTACAAATCTTATCTCATGCATAATACAGTACTCATGCCACCATGCTGTATCAGTGCGAGAAGGAACTAGGCATACAACTGTAGCGCCATTACTAGCGACAGAACTTGCTTTGCTCATCCAATCTTTAATGACCCTGCCATAAGGCGGGTTGAGCCATATTGCCTTGCCATTGGAGTCATTGTACCAATCACGAGTGAAGGCATCTCTGCGAGAGATATCAGGATGGTCAAGTCCATACCAGTTATCAGGCACTAATGTAGATGATTCTAATGCTGCTGCATCTAATCCAAAATTAAACTCAGTATTAATCTTATCAAAAAAGTCACGTGGAGTATTCCATTTATCAGTCAAAGAGGTTCGCATGCCAGAGGTAAATGTCATTTATCTAGCACCTTGCGTAATAGTTCTACCCATACATGTACAGGCATAGTAGCATACCAATCTCCAGGATTACCCCGTCCCTTTCGCTTGTGCACTACTACACCTGTCCACGCCTTGTCGTTAGTCATCTCGACTATCAACTCTTCTACCCAGCCAGCCAAATCCATCTTGGCATGGTTCTTAATCTCGATGGTAACTCCAGGAATTCCAGAGATATCACCTTTATCGAGGGTCGCGCCAGCAAGTCTACGGTCTACATATGGAAACCATTCCTTGAGGTATTTTACTACATCTCGTTCGGCTCCTGCACCTTTAGCCTTGGCAGCGCGACCACCCATTACTTAGTACCAGCCGTGACGGTTATGGAATGCTAATGCATTCGTTGGAGTTCCGTAACGGTGTTGGATATATTTCAATCCCAAATCAATCTGACGTACCATAGGGGTCTTCTCATCCATGTTTAGTAGTTGAGGGATACCATAGGCAGTTGAGCGTGGGTTGTCTGCTGTGTAATCCCAGCGAGATTCTTTATCCCACAATGCAAAGAGTGATTTCCACTCATGTTTGCTCTCGTATGTCGTAAGCACTTTGTGCTTAGCGATTCGCTTTGCTAGTCTCTTCATTTCTGATAAAGAGACGTAACTTAGATTCTTGCATGTTGCCGTTGCGTCGATTGCCCGCATTTGTCCTTCTAGGAACATCGCACCCACAGCGTGGGGTAGAGTTCCCGCAAAGACTACAGCAGCCATTATCCAAGCGTATGTTGTCAGTTTCATTATTACTCCTCAATTGGGGCGGTTGCCTGTGTTCCACAGTCAGCGCACTCCATATCTAGAAAATACATACTTATAGAACCATACTCATCGAATGATGCTTTTAGGTTCCATATGAAACTCCCACAGATGCATACACTGGTAGGTTCACCACGTATATCCATCGCCCTTGTATAATCTGGTTTTAGTTCTGTTATATGTTTAGTCATCGTCTTCCCATTCTTCTGGGTCTACATCTACTGTAGGAAGACCCCAGTTAGGGTCAGGAATAATTGGGTCAAAGATGCTCATTTTAACCTTTCAGCGATGTCAGAGACATCCATATATTCGGGGTTAAAGTTCAACCAATAGGCAGTATTGCCTGATGGGTCTGCCTTTCCATACCGATTCTTCACTGGTGCTATGGCAATAAAGCCAGGGGCATCAGTACCCACGGTACAGATAAGAGCAGGTAACTGTGCAACCATACCCTGCAGAGCAGAGCGTGGTTGACACGGTGTACCTGTATAGGACTCCTTCGTATGATGAAGTACTAAAACAGCAGCGTTAGTATCTCTTGCGAGGTACTTGAGTTCTTTCAGAGTTGAACGCATATTCGCAAACTCTTCTCCGCCATCGTTAGCGATATCCATAAGGTTATCAATAACAATGAGAGTTGGCGAACAGCCCCACAACTCCTCGAAAGCAGACACCTCTTGGTCAAGGTCATCAAGCGTTGGGCTTGACTCGAATGACCAAAAGATGTGCCCCGAGTTTTCGTTAATGGTCTTACGACTACCAGCAACATCAGACTCAAGCAAGTGTTCTGCATCAGTTTGAGGTCTGCCAGTAATCATAGACAGCAGGCGCATAGCCATAGTGTGAGCATTGGTATCAGCACTCACGTATAATGTTGGAACCTTTGCACGAAGTGCAATGGCTAAAGCAACGGAAGACTTACCAGCACCAGGTGTACCAGCAATCATCGAAATTTCGGCACGTCGAAATACGATTTTATTGATATCAAAGGTACGAAAGACTGTTGGTAGCGGTTCGCCACCTATGTCCTTCGAGCCTACGGCGCGGGCAAGTGTTCTCATTGTTTAGAAACTATTCCATTCTGCATCGCCACGGCGAAGCCATACTGGTTCGCACTGGTCAGGAGTTCCCTTAGGTGAAGGGCACATATATGCCTTCCATGGTCCTTTAGCCCCTGAACCTGTACGCTGTGACATTACACCATGCTTACAGGACTTGCCAGTTGGACCAACCGTTGAAGCAGTTTGTGTTGGATGTGCAGTATGGTCTACTTGTGCGTTAGGAAACGCAGCGCGTAGGTTCTCTACTGCCTGTGATGAGTTAGACGGTGCACCGTAAAGTGACTTACCCATCTCTGTTAGTAGTGATTGGGATTCTTCTACCCCTACCACTGATTCGAGTGCCTCGCAGAATCCAGCGTAAGTCTCATGTGCGACTACGAAGATTCTCCCGTCAGGCAACTTGCTACTGACTTGGAAATTACCAGTCATTGGTGTTTCTCCTTTTCTTGTTCATGTTTGAACCCTAGTTCTTCCGCTTCATCTACCATATCATCAATGTCCCTGATGAGCGGAACTATACTGCTAAGAAACGTGTCCATTAACAAACTTACAGGCAGATACTACACCACATCTACCGCAGTTAGACAAGTTAGGCAGGAAGATAGTCTCTTTCCTAGCCCTATCAAAAGTATTGAGGATGTCCTCTATGCGCTCAGGATGTAGGTTCTCAAGGTTCCACAGGGTCACATGACCAGTACGTGCATCCCAGAAGCCTGCTCGATGAACAGAAATCCCTTGCTTCTGCAGTGCCCACGCATAGACTGCTAGTTGCAAAGGATGCCTCTGGGATGACGCACCTGTTTTGATATCAAGGAGCACCCGATTCCCCTCGAAGTCGACCATAACGCGGTCAATTGCCATTTTGACCACTGTGTTATCAAGTTCAATCTCGTATTCTTTTTCAACAAAATCTTCATAGACAGACCAGTTCTTGCGGAACTCAATCCATTTATCTAACATCCAAATGCCTTCGCCATACCACCATGACATATCTTCCTTCTTGGCGTACTGCCAAGTGTTCATGTCACCGTGTAGCGCTTCATCTTCGGCTACTTGGTCATACCACACCTTGTTCCAAATGTCTTCAGAAGTGCCACCTTCAAGGTCATAGACTTCAGTGGCTTTGTGGACGGCAGTACCGCCAGTGAACCATACGGCATGAGGCTCTGATGCGCCCTCTACCTTGGTTAGATAATACTTCCAGCCACATTCTTGCCATGTGCTGAAAGAGGAATAGGAAATATGGTTAGGTAATTCGTTCATGGAAATACTATACCACAACCCTACGATACGGGTTTCTTAAAACGCTGTCTGAACCAGATTTTAAGAAACGCCCCCCTACCCCCCATAGAAATTAATGGTGGTTCAGGGAGTTGGATTCAGACGTTGCCATCATCCCTCATTTGAAGTTTCCGCCCCACGGTTTCCCGCCCAAGAACTATATCAGATGTGGTACGATTCTTGCATGACTAAATATGATGAGGACGACGTAGGACCATGTGACCGCTGTGGAGACATAGTTGGCACTGAAACATTTATGACACTTGGGGACCAGAACATCTGTGAGATATGTTGGGATGATATGTAATGGAAAAACGCATTAAAAATACATGGTTTCAATATGGGAGAATCTCAGGCTTTGCCCTTGGGTTTAACATTAGCAGGTATAGCATCGGGATTGAACTAGGGTTCTGGTATATAGGGGTGGAGTTGTAGTGGCTACATACCAATACGAGTGTGCTGGCGATGGCGAGACGATATTAGTAACTCGCCCAATGACTGAGCCAGAAGGTGAATACTTCTGTGAGACTTGTGGAGATAGGTTAAAGCGTGTCTTTACTGCGCCACCTGTGAAGTTTAACGCTGGTGGATTCTACTCAACAGGCGGATAAACAGAAAAAACCCCCCATCTTAGTATTTCTACTAAAACAGGGGGTTAGGGTAGGC